GTCGCATTCCGCCTCTGCATCTTCGATACATTTTCCACCTGCTAGGTTGGTGCATGAACAGCCTGGATGCCCATTCTCACACTCTGGAAATGTATACTCTGGCATTTCCTCCCATACGTGGATACGTATGTATTCAGCTGTACCGTATGTCATATCTAACCACCTGATACCTTTCTAGAATGCAGGGTATTTCTACCCTGCTATACCTGCCGATTCTATTCTGCGTCTTCGTCTTCGCCTTCTTCGTCTTCGCCTTCTACATCTTCGTTTACAGCGTCTGCGATTTCACGCCAATCTACCGTACCCATAAAGCTGTTGACGATATCGCCTATGAAACCCTGGAATACTTTACCCACGCTATTTTCCAAGTATTCTGAAACGTATTCTTCGCAATAATCAGCTGTTACACGCTCGTTGTTATCCTGAGCTTGTTCTGCCATATCATCGACAAACCAATTGCGTACCGTCCAAGTTTCCTTATTCGCCCAGCCGTTATAATCTGCCATACCTACCTACCTTTCTATGGTGCAGGGTATTTCTACCCTGCGATTACTACCCTAGTGTTTACCTACCTGCTGCCCGTACATTATCAATCGTGCTGCGTATCTGCATTTCTTCGGATTTGGTAATCTTGACATTTGCAATTACTTTGCAGATTATTGAATGAATAGAAGCATCTACCTTTATGCCTTCTCTCATTATCCTGCCTTTGCATTCATAGAGGGTTTCAAATGGAATGATGGATACTACTTTACGTGTATAAGTATCGTAATTGATACCTGGATTATCGTTGTGATTTATGTGAACAATTCCTGATACGTGAATCATCTACCTACCTACTACCTTTCTAGAATGCAGGGTATTTCTACCCTGCTAACTACCTACACTTAGATGATACTACATCATACGGTAGATGTAAATGTGAGATATCTCACAATCGATTACCCTGCTACCTGCTATCCTGCTGCAGGTTTTACCCTGAGATTTGGATTTGTATATTGTGCTAACCTGCTACCCTGCTATAGGTAACTGGTATCGTGTTAGATGCTGCAGGGTATATGCTACCCTGCAACCTTTCTATTACCCTGCGTTATCCCACGCTATATCCCCATTATCATCTACCGCCCAGTCTGTTATGCTATATCCGGATTTACTTTCCAGCTGATTGTAGATATAGGCTGCCGCGTACGTGGTAGGCATACTTTCGTATAGCCCAGGTTTATAGTATCGTTGCATTTTGCATAGCCTGGCATACTCCCTTGACATCATGCCATTATGGTAATGCGTACAATACCAGTAATGAGCTTGCACGATATCTACCCTATCGTAATCAAATCCAGCTACCATCTACCTACCTGCTAACCTTTCCGCAGGGTATACGCTGGGCATACCCTGCTAACCTACCATCTACCTACTACCTGCTAGAATGCCCCACGCTCGCCCGTCAAATGACGCAGGTACAAAGCTTTGTTTATATCTACGCCTTTCTCGCATACCGATAGGTATTTTGTACCGTCTGGTTTACGCTTGACATTATAAACAGCTACCGTATCACCCATAGGGTTATCATCGGAATATTCCGATACCTTGACATAACCAATTGCCCAGCCACGTCCGAATTTGTTCGCCTCTGCTAGTATGCTACGCTTGCATTCTTTCAGGGTATCAATTTGCTTTCCGCCTATGCCTACATGACGGGTTGCATAATACATTTCTTGGCTTTCTGAATACGTCCAACGATACATGATAAACCTACCTTTCAAGATTGCAGGGTATACAATCCTGGCATATACCCTGCCGATACTATCTACCTACTTTGTAAATACCATCATTACATTTGGTGCATATGCACGTACCCGTACCACGTCCGATTTTATGCGCAGTAATTCCGTACCAGATAGGCGTATCTGATTTGTAACCTTCCCTGCAGCATCCTGCCACATCCAAACAAATGCCCACGTCCCATCATCTACCAGAGCTTGCAAGCGTTTTGCGCTAACTGATTTTCCCATATCTACCTACCTTTCAAGCTTGCAGGGTACGGTATGCCATACCCTGCGGATACCATCTACCTATTATCTACCTGCTGGTAAATCCTTTACATCATAGAATGGTGTACTAGGATTTGTTACGTATAAGGCATCACCATACCCACGTAGGTATGCCAAAGCTTCGGACGAATTCCCACCAAATAACCTGCGTCCTGACTTGGTGTAAAAGTTTATAATGTACCCTGGCATACCGGATTGAATTTGAGAATCCAAATTATAACGTGATACCAATTCCCTGATTTGTGCTATCTTTGACATGATGTAACCTTTCTATATAGCAGGGTGATATACACCCTGCATTTACCTACCTGCTAGCTGTTAGCCTTTCCTGCATTTATCTAGATGTAACGTACCTATGAATACGCCCACATTATCTTTTTCGTAATACTCGGATGTATCGGATTTGAAACCCGTATAACGTACACCATTTACCCGTACCGTACACGTTGCAAAATTGCCCAGGCTTTCGTAGTAATCAACCTTTCGTATTTTGTTATACGCTTTCCCATTTACCGTACCGACAACCCGTACGGTATTACCTGGAATAATCCAACGGGAACCGCTATTATTCAGATACAAAGCTCTCATGATGTAAACCTTTCTACTTTCTATTCAGTATCCCCATACTCTGATTTGTATATACAATCCTGGCATATGGTGCATTTATCTTCGCCTTGTGACGGGATGTGTACTACCGTTACGTCATAGCACGTATGGTACATATCGCAATATTCACAACGTGCGAAATAACTACCTGATTCAAAATCAGCCGTACCTACAAATTCGGAAATACCATCTACGTAATTCTGGGCGTAATGTGTAATACGCATTTCATCTACCATTTGAATAACCTACCCTTTCCTGCTAACACTATGATGATACCAGATGATACGGTATATGCTAGTGTTAGAAATATCACAACCTATTTGCCGAAATGCAGCATCCAAATTCCACAATACATGATGTATGCGACAGCTAGCGATACTACTCCCTGTAGTAAACCGATAATGATGGTACGGGTACGCTTTCCTGCGTTATATGACGGTTGATGATACATAATTCTATTACCTTTCAAGCTTGCAGGGTAGATGATACCTACCCTGCGTTATAACCTTTCCTAGATGAAAAATGTACGTGCGTTATTTGTGTACGTGTTATCTGAGTAATACCAGATGTAATCTTTCTGATAGATAGATGTATTGCAATATGCCCGCAGGATAGCATTTAGTCTAGACTTTGTGGTAGCAGATTTATACGTTGTCTTGACGTACATTTCCCTGCCAGATAGCCCATTATCTATCATGCATATCAGATTATTGAACAGGTATACCTGTACACTGTCCCCACATACATCTACCCGGGTATTACTACACGTCCAGGATTTACCCGTACGTATTGCATCTAACATTTTGCGTTCTATTACTCGCATTTTCCTACCTGCTACCTTTCTACTTGCACGGTATTTCTACCCTGCATTTGCCTACCATCTACTAGTCTATTACGTGGTTCCCTGCATCCGCATTTGCTACGTCTGGGTCTATTATGAAATCGGATACCTCAGACAACTGGGCGTACATCTGATTAATTACATCCGTAAAACTATCCGACAATTCCGGTACATCCGTACACACTTTGGTAATTGCCAATTGCACATTACGCAAATTCTGCATGACATGACCCAGCATTTGATGTGCATTTTCCAACGTCTGAATTTCCATTTGTTTACCTTTCATCTAGCAGGGTATGCATTTGCATACCCTGCATTTCTACCTTTCTAGATGTACCTATTCACCTTCAATTGTGTATTCAGGTATTCATTCACCCTCTGATTTTCCGTACGCCAATGGAAATTACACGTTATGCTATAGGCGTAGGTTGTACCTGACACCAATTCCTGATTACCGCTAAATGATTGACTTTCAGGCGTGAAACATAACGCACCATCTTCAACAGTCCACACGATAGGATACTCAAAAGCTTGAAATACTTTATTCAAGGCATTTTTCAATTTGACAGTACTACCATTTGTTGCACGTGTAGCAATTGACATACCGATAGGACTAAACATAAACAATTCACCATCAAGGTATGCACGAATTTCTTTCCTTTCGGATACCTGCAAGGTAATGTTACCAATGGTGTGATTACCCGGAACATACATAACGTCCGACAATTTGACTTGCATTTTCTTTCTACTTTCTACCCTGCCGTATGCGTACATCTGGCAGGGTTATAAACTGATTACTTTCTACTTTGTTGATACCGTATTTCTAACCGACTGGTCAGAATTTGATAATGTCCAAATAATTTGCTTGGCAATTTGGATAGAACGTACCGCATCCATTGCAATTCCTTTGGTGATTCTAGGATTATGCAATGCGACAATTGCGGAATTCAATTCCGAGATAGCATTTTGCATTTTGTCAGAGTCTGATTTTTCACCGAATAATGTATTCAGTAATTCCTGCTCTGGTGATTTTGTTTCCATACTTTGTAACCTTTCCACACAAAGAATATACCGTATCATCCAGAGCCAACGCCACCATTTACCACCAGGATTTGATATGAACAAATTCACACGTCCAATACACACATTTTGACTTGACAACCCATCTACAGCTGTGGTATTCACGCGCGCGCGTTCCTTTCTATACAAATTGAGGACTCCCTTTTTTCTAAAAACTGCGGACTGGGGAGCCGGGTATGGCAAGACCCCCTCCCAGTGAGCAGTTGTTGGTGGGGGGACTCCGACAGATATATCTACCTATCTCATACATCATCATTTCTCCCATCGTAGAAACATAACGTCTCAACTACATCATCATTTCTACCCTGCGTAATGACTGTTAGATGTGTCCTATTTGACCTGTATTTGACCAATCTGAGGTCAATTGGTACGTAACGAGTAGTTGTTAGGATGTACTCAGTAAGGCTGGTATACAGTTGGCATATCGGGGTAGTAGTACTCAGTAAGGTATCAAATATGCCAACGCACGTAAATACGTGCAAATACGAGCGTAATCGTGCGGTTGCGTGCGGATAGATATTATCCAGTGAGTGGATAGATTTGTAATTCGTTTTCAGTAAACTGGCTGCCCTGTAATCGTTTTTACACCTTTGTAATCGTAATATGTGAAACATGACAAAGAATACGTTGTACCAGTATGCGTTGAAACGTGTACGTGTAGTAGACGGTGATACGTTGGAAGGCGATATAGACCTAGGCTTTGGTGTTATGTTGTCAGCTACGAAGGTCAGATTGGCACATATCAACTGTCCTGAGAATGATACAGAGGCTGGTAAGGCTGCTAAGGCATTTACTGAGCAGTGGATAAGTAAGATACTAGATAGCAAGGTAGACGTTATAGTGCTTGTCAAGAACCACAAGAAGGACAAGTACGGCAGGATACTAGGTGTAGTGTCTGGTAATGGTGAGGACTTAGCACAAATGCTGCAGATGAATGGTCACGCAAAGCAGTACGAAGGCGTTGGTGCAAAGCCTGTCTGATGTGCTATAGTACTGATGCCACCGAGAGGTGAGCATCAAAAAGAACAACAACAACCAAATGAGCCACCTTGAATAAGCACCAGGGTGGCTTTTAGTTATTATGACAATAGAGCAAAAACGACAGAACTGTAAAGATATGAGGGAAGCCCTCATACTGCACTATGGGTACAAAGACCTCAATCGAGATAGCGTTGCGTATATTGAGAACGCTTCTAGGGAAGAGATAGACCTGCTGCACAATAGACTAGTAGGTATCGTTAGAGGCAAAGTACTACGCAAGTAGATAAGCAGGCGATACAGGTACATCAGCTTACCAAGCACAAGAGTTTATTTATCTCCATTAATTGATGTGCCTGTATCTACTGTATTGTACCGTAGTAAAAGATAAGCCACCTAGTGTTCGGCTAGATGGCTTAGAGGAGACAGAGTATAGAAACGGGTTTTGAACAGTCGGTCGGGTTTTCTGGAGACTTTCTTTCTGTTCTACTACCTTTCGGCAGTAACCTAGTATATCACTCAGGTTGTTCTATGCAAGGTATTTGACTACAAGCGTGTTTGATACGTGCTTCTGCTATTGCAAGATACTCTTCGTCAAGCTCACATCCTATGAAGCGAAAACCTTCGAGCATTGCTGCTTTGCCTGTAGAACCAGACCCCATAAAAGGGTCAAGTACTATTCCACCAGGTTGTGTTACTAGACGGCATAGGTACTTCATCAACTCTGTAGGCTTGACCGTTGGGTGTGGATTTCGTAGTTTAGTAGCCTCTTTAATGACTGTTCCGTTACTACGTATCTGCCCTTCCATACCTTCGTTAAATTGCTTTGCGCCAACCTTTTCTTCAAAGCCATCTAAGCCTTCTTCTTTATCTCGCTTCGAGGCTTTAGGTACATAGAAGAATCTAGCAGCTGAACCACCATTATCGTCATGTCCAGTTCTAGGTTGAGGTTTTTTACCACTTAGATGTTGTGTATCTTTGTTGTAAGATACTCCACCGGACTTACTAGGCTTAGTGTCAGGAAACAACTCAAGTACTTCTTCACTACCATCATGTATGAAATTGGCTGGCCATCTACCAGCAGGATTGACTGGATTAGCACCTGATAGGTCACTACTATTCTTCCAAGAGTTACCCATCGTGCCACCTTTTTCACGTATGCGTTCTACTCCAGTAGATAACTTTTCATAGTCTTCATCAGACATAGGTACTCGTGTAGCATCGATATTAATGCCTCCAGTACCCCACGTTAGTACGTTATTGGCTACCGTACCATCTAGTGGTTTACGTGCCATTGCTATGAACTCTTGACTAGGCTTGAGTGCAGTACCCCAACCTTGCCATTGCTTGGCTTCATCTGTCTTAGGCTCGTAAGGACCAACAGGATTACTAGTCAACTTGTTCTCTTGGTCTACATCACACGCTTGATATGACGAGGCTGTAGGTATTGCACGACCTCGATTAGGGTGACCATACATCTTGTCTATGGATGCAGAGATATTGTGTGACTTTGGAAATCCTGAGGAGTAGTTCCACGTGCAGGAATCTCTGATTTCAAAACCAGCATCTTCGATATTGATGGTCATTCGATGGTAAGTACGTGTACTTGAAAAGGATAAAAGGAATCCACCAGGCTTGAGTACCCGTAGGCACTCTTTCCATATCTCAACACTTGGTACGTCATAGTCCCACTTCTTGGACATAAAGGATATACCGTATGGTGGGTCAGTAACAATCGAGTCTACTGAGTTATCTGGCACACCTTTGAGTGAATCAAGGCAGTTGCCTAAGTGGAGTATGTATCTATCTACCAAGCTGGTTCCTCTATCACAATCCAATCATCAGCAAAGAAGTCTTCAGTGGGCAACGTAAGTCCTTCTATGATGGATTCTTGCTTGTCTATGGTGAATACAAAAGAGTTGAATGCTTCAGACCAACGAAGGTGAGCCTTCTCACTATCCCAGTGAACACGAGATACTTTCTTGCCTACCGCAATAGCGTTGTAAACCTCGCCAAACGTCATATTCAGTAATCTCCCTATATTTACCTTGGTAAAAAACCTTTGCTAACTGAGTTTTACAGATATTTTTAGTAAAGACTTTTAGTAAAGACTTTTAGTAAAGTGACCCGGCGGTTTGAGCATATACAGAGGCTTGCCGGGTTCTATTACATTAACTTATCGTTAAAGTCATATGCATGAGAAGCAAAGAGCGGACTCGAACCCCCACCTGCGATGATATATGCACCGCTGCCCTACCAATTAGACTACCCTGCTACTCACTGTCAATCTTACAAGGTTTATCTAAACTTGGCAACTTTCTTTGCAACCGTCTTAGGTTGCGCTACAAACTGCTTACCCTTAGCATTACCATCTGCCTTAGCACGATTAGTTGCTGCCTTCTCACCAGACGATAGTGAAGACCAAGCCTTCTCTGGAAGGTATCGTTTCTTCCCTTGACTAGGACTGCCATCGCTAGTTGTCCACTTCTGTTCAGTCCACTTTGAAAGGCTGTTGTCAGAAGACTTTGGACCTACGTATCCACCACCAGATTTCTTGTATTCCTGTACGGCTAATTGACTTTTTCTAGCCGACCATTCACCAGGGTCACCACCCTTGGTAGAGGCTTTTACCTTGGCTACAACAGCCTTCCATTTGGCTGGATTAGTCTTCTTAGCAACGCTCATAAAGCATCATATCAAAGACCTTAGAAGGGTGTAATACCCGGCTATTAGGGGGTAAATATTTTGTGGGGGGAGGGGAAAGAATTTTATACCCCTATTAACAAGAATATATACATACTAAATATGTATATAATTACGCACGTGCGAAAGCAGTTGTGTTTATGTAAGATGCGTCATGCCATACGTCAACAAGGAACGACCATACAAAAAAGAGTACGCACAACAGGTATCTCGTGGTGAACATCCACTGCGTATGGAACGCCAAAAGGCACGTCGTTCTATGGACTCCAAAGGTGTTGACCGTACAGGTAAAGACATAGACCACAAGAAGCCACTTTCAAAGGGTGGTACTAACTCAGCCAGCAACCTTAGACTGGTTCAACCTAAAACCAATCGAAGCTTCAAACGTAACCCTGACAGTAGTGTCAAGTAAGTTGTGGTATACTGGCACTGATGACAGGTAATGTCAGAGGAGTTAGTGATGAAGTTAATTGGTTTTTCAAGGGATTCTGAAGTTGAGGTTGTTATCAACCCTTCAACCCCTGGTACATACGACGTATCGTTTGCAACGCAAGATGGCATCAATATCGAGTGTGGTTTGTCAGCTGGTGATGCTTGGTTGCAGATTCGCACATCTGGACTCAAGGTTCCTGCTAAGTTGATGTTGGACTTTGCTGAACTTGCAGTAGCCTCTTTACTCAAGAGTAAATCAAACTACAACGTGACACTCAAGCCAGAGGTGTCTAATGCTGAATAGGGTTATTCTTGTAGGTCGCTTAGTTGCTGACCCTGAGCATCGTATGACTCAGACTGGTAAGGGTGTAGCCAACCTTCGTGTTGCAGTAGACCGCAAGGGTCGAGAGAAAGAAACGGATTTCTTCGATGTTACAGCTTGGGGTCAGTCTGCGGATTTCGCTTCTACATACCTTTCTAAGGGTAGACTTGTTGCTGTTGAAGGTCGTTTGCAGGTTCGCCAATACACTGATAAAGACAACCAACAACGTAAAGTATGGGAAGTTGTTGCTGATACGATTCAGCCTTTGGATAGTGGAAAGACTAGAGAACCGGGTCAACCGGGTCAGTCGGCAAATTCTGCACCTGTAGCAATGGATGACATATCGGACCCGTTCGGTTAGGTGTCCATAACTCAAGCTTTATAAAGTAACTAAGAGGAATGAAAACTGACTGCGCTTCGTCAAACTCATTCCTCTTTACTCTTGGTCCAGCTAGCCTTGATTCTAGGTTAGGCATTCCTTGGACTTCGGTTATGTAATCACCATCAGTGAACTCTGTTAGTAGTATTGCATACCCATCATAACTACGTAGGTAATCCCACTTTGACTTGGTAATCATCACGTCAGGGTAAGTCCCAAAACTATGCGTACGTTGCTTGTATTCGCATATTCCAGATAACTCAGGGGTAGACCAGTTAATGTCGTGTTTGCAAGTCTTTGACGTTATTGCTACGTCACACTCGCCGAATATGCAGAACAGCCTTCCTTGTAGTTTGAGTGCTGCATATGCTTGTGCCTGTCTATTGGCAGGTGTCTCAAATAACTTACGCATACTTGATTCTATAGGAACAACATGAACGAAGTAAGAACAATCTGGTCTACTCCAGATGCTGAAGGACACATTTGTTATTGTGCTAGAGTTTCTTCTAGCACTCAGTCCAATAGGACTGAAAAAGAGAATAAGCGTCTACTGAAGTACTGTATGCGTAATGGTCATTGGTCTATCTTTGAAATGGCTAACTGGACAATCGAGATAAAGACTAGTAGGATGGTTAGCCGTCAGTTTATACGTCACTCAAGTATTAGAGTGCAGGAGTTTAGTCAACGATATGCGGAAGTCAAGGATAGCATTACACCTCCAGAGATGCGTGGAAAGCATCCTTACAATCGACAGATGTCCGTACCTCTGTCTACTGATATCCAGGTATATGCTGACCACATTGTTTCTGACGCAATTCGCAAGATTGAAGACGCATATGATTCTTTGATTGAGTGCGGAGTAGCCTACGAAACCGCTAGGGCTATCCTGCCTGAGTGTACGCCTACAAAGGTATACGCTAACTCATACATTCGTAATTGGATTCACTATATGAACGTGCGTAGAGGCAACGGTACGCAGAGTGAACACGAAGACCTTGCCAATAAGATATTCGCTGAGTTCAAAGTACAGTTTCCATTTATTGCTGAAGTAATGGAAGAGATGGAAGAAGAGAAGAATGTTCAACCTACTGTTTAAGGAAGCTTGTGTTCCTACTAGGGCTACATCTGGTGCAGCTGGATTTGACCTATACGCACTCGATGACTATGAGTTGAGTGATGGTCAAGTAATCGTCGTGTCTACGGGTGTGTCTGTAGATATTCCTGATGGTCACTACGCTATGGTTTGCTCACGCTCAGGGCTTGCTGCCAAGTATGGTGTATTCGTACTGAATGCACCCGGCATTATTGACTCAGACTATAAGCTTGAGATTAAGGTAATCCTGTCTAAGGTTCCTAATGGAAAGAATACATCTAAGTTCAATATCAATCAGGGTGACCGTATTGCTCAACTAGTATTCGCTAAGTGTGATGCTGACGTGTATCCACGTATGACTAGTGATGCTGTACGAACAGGTGGGTTAGGCTCTACCGGGATGTAAAAGCAACAGAGCCAGCCGCTGGGAGTACGACTGGCTCTATCTAGGTAGAAAGGTTATCTGAATCAGGTTGGTAGGTAGGTAGCAATCCAGACGTAAGTAGTATACATCACGTTTCATCGCTGGCAAGTGACTTGCGATGGTAATCAGCATAATCAAGTGCTAGGTTTATTAGGTAGCGATGACTATCAGCGATATTGCACTTCTTGTATATGTTTTGAAGATGGAAGTGTACTGTCCTTTTAGAGATGAGTAACTTATCTCCAACTTGATTGACCGTTAGTCTATCTATGGCAATCATATGCAGGATGTCAAGCTCACGCTTGGTGAGGTTGTCAAACATCCCTTGCTCTCCGCTTCAAAGTATTGAACTGAGTCTCAGCCTTTGCTTCATCTTCATAGAAGTAGATGACGTTCTGTTGCTTTCCATTAGAGTAGTCTTCTCTATGGAATACAAAGAACTTATAGGTTGGATGCTTGCTTATAGTACCTAGGTTACACACTAGACTATGACCAGGACAACGTCCATTGATGCAACCTTCTTCGCAGTATTGCTTGCCTACAAACTTCTCTTGCCACTTAGGTGATACTCCCATAGGTGTACCAAATGTACGCTCATCGAGGAGATTGGCTAGGTGTACGATTGCATTGATGTACAAAGGGTCATCAGTTGAAGTGATTAATTTCTGTGCCATATGACAATAATATCAGGTATGTAATATTAGGGATATACGTTACAATCGTTTTATGGGCGTTGTCAAGAAATACCAGAATCCTAAAGGTGGGTTAAACGCTGCTGGTAGAGCGCATTTCAAGCGTACTACTGGTGCTAACCTTAAACCGCCAGCACCTAATCCTAAGACACCTAAAGATACTGCAAGGCGTAAGTCTTTTTGCTCTAGGATGGAAGGTATGAAGTCTAAACGTACGTCTTCTAAAACGGCTAACGACCCTAATAGCAGAATCAATAAATCCCTAAGAGCTTGGAACTGTAACTAATGCCACAAGACCCTAGTAAATTTCGTAATGAAGATGACTTCCGTCGGTCACTTTATAATGTAGCAAAACCATCTGTTGTGCCTAAGCCAAAAGGTCGTGACACACGTATTACAGCAACATCTGGAAGTAGTGCTAGTTTTGCACAGTTCCCTAATCGGGCGGCGGCAGTTGCAGAACTGAATCGTTTAAAACAGTTTGACCCTACTAAAGGTGATTCAGACTTTGATGGACCATTTAAAGGGACAACATCTGCGTTACGTAAACGAGATGCGTGGGCAGACCCAGTAGATACAGGATATCAAATTGACCCTGAAAATAAAAAAGCCAGAGCAATGGGATTCACGTCCGTAGTTGATTATATGGGAGCCTTGCAAAATGCAATTGATGGTTACGACAAAACATTAACTAAACAAAAAAACTATGGAACTACAGCACTTGGTGGTACTCAAGGAGCATATCCAGGACAAAGCAAAATGTCTAAAGCACTTGGCGTAACTAATGAGAAGGCTGGTAAAAAGTGAATAGTAAGGCTCATCCTGGATTCAAGGCAGTCCAAGCAAAGATTGCTAAGAAGTCAGGTGTATCTATGGAAGCAGCTGGTGCTATTCTTGCGTCAGCAAGCCGTAAGGCTAGTCCTGCTGCAAAGGCTAAGAATCCTGCACTCAAGCGAGTTGCTGGTAGAGGTCGTTAGATGCTGAACGAGATGAACAAGCATATGAACCATCTTTCTATGGGTACTTTGATGAACGTAGAAATGAAGGAACATAACCTCAAGAAAGCACCTACCAAAACGGAGCTTCTGAAAATGGAGCAACGTGAGCATAAGTTAGGCAATCGCCCGACTATGCGACAAGCAATGGAAGCCGAGTACGCAGAGCATTCCAACGCTGAGGGTAAGTTGGTAATCAAACCAAGTGAAGCGCAGGAATCTAAAGCTACTGCCATTTATAAGAGAAGGAAATAACTAAAATGCCAATGGGTATGCCTTATCCTAAGGGAAAGATGTCGATGTCTAAGATTATGGGAGTTGAGTCCAAGGAGCATAAGGTTCCTATGAAGTCAACGTCCGCAGTTATGAAGGCTGAGACTAAGGAATATGGAAAGCGTCCTGCATCTAAGGAAGCAATGATGAAGGGCGAGATGAAAGAGCATCGCTTTATGAAGGGTAAGAAGAAGTAATGGCTGAAGAGAAAAGTATCTCTAGGAACGTAATACCAAAAGCTTCTGGTACTTATGGTCCTGCATTTGCTGAAAACCCATACGCTTCATCAAATCAACGTAAGATGAAGTCGGGTATGTCTTACGGTATGGGTAATACTGACAAGTCTGTATTTGGACCATCTAAAGCACCTGAAGGTGGTGGAGATACTCTTAATTTCTTGAGAGCTAATCAAGGTACACCACTAGGCAAGGCTCTTGCTTATGGCGTTTCCCTTGTTGAACAGTCTGAAAAGAAGGGACAACCTAAAGACAAGTCTGAGTATATGAGGTTGCTCTCCGGTTCTGAAGCGTTCCGTAAACTTGACCCAGAAGGACAACAGAAGGTTCGACTTGGAATGCAACAATGGTTCCAAACTCAGTCTAAGTTCAATCCAACTAAAGCAATGCAAGTTAAAAAAGATGAAGAACTTAACCGTCAGAAGGCTGGAGCTAAACAGGCTGCAGATATGATTTCAATCTTCTGATTAATCTTTATCTCGATAAGCCTTTAAAAACTTATCAGTAAACTCAACATCACCACTAGTCAGTTCGTAAACCAAATACCAGAGTGCCTTCATCAAGTCATCTTGACGAGTGGCACTTTCTTTTTTGCCAGCACGAGATACGTACTTGACTACATTCCCAAGGGCAAATCCTAGTCCCCAGTCACTAATAGCCTCAACTGGTTGGATTGCGCCTTTGCGATAATGGTCTGGTACTGATATATGTGACATAGTAAAAGTATACACTGTCAAAGGTACTAAGTAAAAACATTGAAGCGTTCGTTTAGGTACTACAAAGGGTTTGGTGCTAAGAAGGATGCGGAAGACCCTGTAACAGAGAAAGACGGCATTCGTTATAAGACACGTAATGGAGGCTTAGTCAAACTATGTGACGCTGAAGTTAGTAAAGGGTATGTCACCTACAAGTGTAAGAACTTTGCTATTAAGGGGCAACTCTTTTGCCTTCGGCACGGGGGCGTACCAGCAGTCGCTACCACCGACACTATGAACTTTACGACTGGATTAAAAAGTAAGATTAACTCTGGTCGTTTTAGGAATGTGGGTTCTAAGTTACTTGGTCGCATTGATGAACTTAGAGAAGACCCTGGCTTGTGGTCTCTGCGTGATGACGCTGCGTATATCACTGCACTTCTTGATAATCGTGCTGAGGCTGCATCTGAAGGTGTAAGCATTGAGCAATACAAGAAGATACAAGAGATGTATCGTACGTGTTGTGAAAAGCGTTACGCAGATGACTTTTGGGATACTTTTGATGAGTTAGGTAAAGCACTCGAAAACGTAATGAGTGAGTTTGCAGCTGCTAAAGATGTTATTGAACTCATTGAAAAACGTACGTCTATTGTTGAGACTGAGCAACGATTGTTGCACCAAAAAGCATATACTCTTGAGGTAGACCAAGCATTTAGCCTTGTGATGCAGATGGTTAAAATCATCCAAGATAACGTCACCAACGCAGAGGAGTTACAGGGTATCAAGGCTGGTGTAGGTAAGTTGCTTGCTGTCTATCAAGAAACTATTGATGACATGATTATTGATGCTGAGGTAGTTGATGGCACAGAAGAGTCAGGTGAATACGAGGATAACGCCGAAGGCACTGAAGAAGTTCATTCGTCCGAATAAGCCTTTGACTGTCGCATTGCTACAAGCGATGCAAGAACGATTTGATGTACAGATAGATGGTAGTGAGTTTGGTTCAGTAGCAAGTCCTATTGATGGGCATGAGATGGATTACAAGAGGTGGTTAAAGCGTTATGCTCCTCATGCTGCATCTGCACCACTTGCTAAACACCATATACGTGCGTGGGAATGGGCTGAGTCTATTGAGGCTAAGAATCCGCCACCTGCCCTTATTGAGTGTTGGTTTCGTGGTGGTGGTAAGTCTACTACGATGGAACTTATCTCCAGTCGTATTGCAGTCAAGGCTACTAGACGATTCTTGTTATACGTGTGTTCAACACAGGATGCTGCTAACCGTCACGTCGCCGATATTGCTAACACGATGGAGAAATGTGGTATCCAGCGAGCCATCAATAAATACGGTTATTCCAAGGGTTGGAATGCTGAGAAACTACGTACTGCTAATGGATTTAATATCCTAGCCTTTGGACTTGATACCGGCGCACGTGGTGTCAAGCTTGATAACCTTCGCCCTGACATGATTATCCTCGACGATATTGATGAGTTGGATGACTCTGTCAATAGAGTTGAGAAGAAGGTGCAGACTATTACTCAGACTATTCTCCCTGCGAAGAGTACTGATTGTGCGATTGTCTTTGTCCAGAACAGGATTCACGCTAACTCAGTTATGAGTCGTGTTCTAAGTGGTGAGTTAGATATGTTACAGAACAGAATCCAATCACCAATTGTTCCAGCGATTGAGAACCTAGAGTATCAACCTGTTGAGAAGGAAGATGGTCGTACTGGATATAAGATTACTAGTGGTACAGCGAACTGGGAGCATAAGTCTATTGAAGTCTGTCAACGTGAGATTGATGACTTTGGAATCATTGCATTCCTTCGAGAGTGTCAGCACGAAGTAGGTGTTGGTGGACGCTTCTTTGGTGACTTCAAAGAGTATGGTCCTGATGGTGACCCTTGGCACGTTGTTGATGCCGTTGAGTTACAGCCTTGGTGGCGTTACTGGGCAAGCCACGACTTTGGTACTGGTAGTCCAGCTGCATTCATTCTCTACGCTAGTGATGAGAAAGAGAACATCTACGCTATTGGAGAGTTCTATGAAGCAGGTCATGTATCATCTAAACAGGCTGATAACGCACTTCTCCTGTTGGAGAAATTCAAGTTGGGTGAGGCTAATGACAGACGGTTCAAAGAAGGTAAGTGGAATACGAAGTTAGAGGCTATTGCTTTTGACTGGGCTAATACATTTCCTCCTGAGAATCCTGCACAACGTATTGGTGAGTATCCTGTTGAGATTTGGTGGAAGAAGGGATTGCCTTGTGTAAGGGCGGTCAAAGACCGTAAAGCAGGATGGCGTAGGGTAAAGGAATGGTTGATTGCCACTAGAGTAGATGGTGACAAGATAAAGCCTAAGTTACGTATTGTGCGTGATGCTTGCCCTAACCTAATACGTGAGTTGAATAACACTATGGCTGACCCTAGAGACCCTGAAGATATTGATGGTGGTACTCGTAGTGACCACGCAATTGACTCCTTTAGGTATGGCTTGATGTGGCGTGAGTATCCGGTGAAATGTCCTGAGACTACAGATATGCAGACGTGGAAGCCTTTATGGGCAGATGATGGTTACGGAAGAAAAGACTACTTGTGAAACCTATGAACATTTACTTTGGTACACTTGCACTTATAGTGAGTTGTGCGTGTGTGTATACTGCGTATGAATTACACTGTATACGTCGGAATATCCCTGTCAAAAAACAACAGGACGATAAGGATTGGTACATCTGATGAGGCTTCCACTGCAACGCAAAAGGAATAAGAATACTGTAGGGATGGACGTTATGTCCGGGCTTGTCTCTTTTGCAGAGCAGAAGATGCAGGATGAGTCAGAACCTAAGGTTATGGCGTTTGAGAAACGTATGGTTCAAGGTATTCCTGGAGCAGCGGAACTCAAGAATGATGAGACTATCAATAACAATAACCTGACGATTGACAACAACTCCAATGAGTGGAAGGTATTACCTGAAGCACCAAACGAAGAGAAGCTTGAAGTAATCAAGTTCGTCAAAGGTCAGTTTGATATTGCTTATCGAGCAAGACAAGAAATGGAACTTGAGTGGGCTATGGCTATTGCCTTCTTTGAAGGACGGCAGTGGTTCCGTATCTCAAGCCAGACTCGTAACCTTATTCAGTTGCAGAATAAGGATGAGCCTAACCGTTACATCACAGTCAATAAGATGCGTCCTTTGATTGATGGTGTTGTAGGTAAGTTGACGCAAGTTGGTCCTGATGCACGAGCAGTACCGCTATCTCACACTCAAAGAGACTTACTTGCCTCGGATGAGGCAAACCACATTTGTGGTCACTACAACCGTAAGTTTAGTCGTGAGACTCAGTTGAAGGAACGTGTTCGTTGGGCTTGTGTCTGCGGTACTTCCTACTTGAAGATTTACTGGGATGCTAAGGGTGAACAGGTCATGCCTTACTTCTCTCCTGAGACAGGTGAGATTACAGGGTATGAGAACATTACGATTGGTGATGTCAAGGAAGAGATTCTTCCAGCCTTTGATGTATTCCTAGACCCAACAGCGAAGCGTGATGCTGACGTTCGTTGGTTGATTCACGCATCCGCTAAACCACTCTCTTGGTTCGTAGACAACTACGGAGATATTGGCAAGTTGGTAAACCCTGATGCGTTGACAGGTAATAACGCTTCCTATATTGACTCATATCTTGAGGGTGGTAATGGTTCCGGTAACGGATGGGTTCCACCTAGTACGGCACGACTTGCACAGAGTGACTCTAAAAAACGTGCAGCAATTGTATATGAGTACTGGGAAAAACCGTCACAGCAGTATCCATCAGGGCGATACATAGTTAGCACTAACTCAGTACTGCTTCACGCTGGTCCTTGGTTGTACAAGAAGAAAGATGAGTTCCCATTCATCCCACTACGTTGGCAACCTCGTTCAGGTACTCCTTATGGACACTCTCTAGGGTTTGACTTGTGTTCACTACAGCAGACGTATAACCGAGTGTACTCACGTATGCTTGAACAGTTTGAGCAACAGCGTGACTACGTTATGGTTCAGCGTCTATCGAATGTAGGTGCTGATGCGTTCAACCATAAGGGTGATGACTACTACGACGAGAGTAGGACGTACAAGAAGATTTACTACAACCCAGGTTCTGCGCCTCCAGTAGTATCTCGTGCGCCGGGTATTGGTGGTGACCTATTCCCTATGCTCCAGTACATCGAGAAAGACATGATGGATATTGCTGGATTGCATGATGTATCGCAAGGTCAAGCACCTGCTGGTACACCTGCTGAGGCTGTCCAACTCCTTCAACGTGCTGATAACACACAGCATTCCTACGTACGTGCAGATATTGAGATATCAGCTGCCAAGATTAAAGAGTGGGAGATTGCTCTTGTAGAGCAGTTTGGTGTTGCTCCATTCATTGGTAATGTTGACCAAGAATCTAATCCTTACGAGAATATTGAGCAGGGTGTCATTACCTTTGACCATATTCGTAATGGTGGTCAGTATCGGATTGTCTACGTACCGGGGTCCAGTATGGAAGATAGCCCTGACCAGAAACTACAGAAGGTTTTGGCTATGCGTCAGATGGGATTGTTTGGTGACCCTGGTGACCCATCAACCAACAAGCTTGTTATTGGTATGCTCAACATACCTGAGACCTCTAAGATTATTCAGCACTTGAATGAGCAAGAAGAGGGTATGGCTCAACAGGCTCTTATGATGCAACAACAGATGATGGAGCAACAACAGGTTGCTGCTGACTCTGTCAAACGGTTTGACCCTGAGGAGGCTCAGATGCTTTCTCAGTTGGATATACAGAAGATTCAGGCACAAGTCGCTGCTAAGACTGAGGCTGACCTTCTTAAGATGCGGGAGCGTTCACGCCTTACACAGGAGAACGATGCTGCAAAGGGAATAGTTGATATCTCAAAGGAAAAACTTAAGAATCAAATTATTCCAAGTGCCAACGGATAGTTGGCAAGAACGTAAATAAGGAGTACGATACATTTGTCAGACGAGATGATGATACCTACACCTGAGTCATCAACAGGTGCGTCAGACGGTTACGGCGTTGGTAACGCCATTTTGGACGCAGTTCGTGGAGCCGCCGACTACGATACTGTAAGCACAACAGGCGTTAACGATAGTGCTACGGTCCCAGTGGAGCAATCCACAAATGACGATGACTTCGGTTATCTGTCACAGCCAGTCAGCGATACTAAGGAACCTGGTCCTATCCCATACGATAGGTTTAGGGAAGTAAACGATAAGGCTAAGTCTTATTCAGAACGCTTGGACAAGTGGGCTGATGTTATTAGTCAGTTTGAACAGCAGGGATTTCAATCAGCTGCTGACTTACAGAAGGCTATTCAACAGCAACAGGTTCAGGCTCAAGAAGAGTCTATTAAACAGCGTTATCGTGAACTTGAATCTCAAGACTTAATAGACCCGGCTACTGCTCAACTACAGCTTGATGCTGAACTCCAGAAGTTCCGCTACGAACAGGCTATGGCTGAAGTCAGTCAGTTTATGGTTCAGCGAGAACGAGAACAAGCAGTCCAGATGTACCCGTTGGCACAGAAGGCAAACCATATGGTGGACAGTCTTGTGAATGCTGGCATTAAGCCATCAGACGCAGTACGGATGGTCCACGACCAAATCCAGAGTCTTCAACAATCACTAGTGCCAGAACTCACCAAACAGGTTGTTCAGGGTCAGCGTACTCCGACTCCACAATCTCAAGCAGGTTCAGCAGCTCCAGTGGTTGGTGGCACACAACAATCACCCCGTCGGATGGGTCTATCAGAATTGATGGGCATCAACCGAAACAAAACAATGTAGGAAAGGCTAAGTAAATGGCTATTGACTTTAACGGAGCCTTGACGCTTGCGGACCAAGCAGCTATTAGCAACGACCCTCTCGTCAAGGAAATCACAAAATCTCTTCACCAGACGTGGAATGCCCTTAAGGATATTCCTCTCTATACTTCTCCATCGCTCAAGCAGATTGGTGTTCGTTACCTGAACTCAGGTATCCCTTCGCCAAACTGGACGGGTGTTAACTCTGAACCAGTTGCGGTTAAGGGACGACCAAAGTCTTACGAAGAGCAGATGTACCTTGTTCGTAACAAGATTCTTGTAGACCACGTTCTGCTTGACCAACCAACGAACATCATCGACCCGATTGAAGCTCAGGTTCAAATCTTCCTCGAGGGTTTTGCCTATGATTTCAATGACAAGTTCATTAACAACAATCCGCTTACGGGCAATATTGATTGTTTCCCTGGACTTGCTTACCGTATGGATAACTTCAACGACTTCGATATCCCATCGGAAATGTCGTTGATTGCTCCTGATGCAGCACGTATTGACATTTCGGCTAGTACGACAAGTGCTACCGCTAATGCATTCTTTGCTTATCTCCAGCAGTTGCTTGACAACATGAACTCCCCAGATGGAGATGGTGTTGTCTTGTATATGTCTGAGAAGGCAAAACGTTCTGTTGAGTTTGCAATCCGTACTATGGGAATTGGGGCTGGATTCGATGTCACTCGTGACTCGTTCGACCGCCCAGTTGAGAAGTACAAGAATGCAACCGTCCGTACAGTTGGTCGTAAGGCTGACGGTACTACGAGCGTAATCTCCGATACTCAGACAGCGTCTGGTATTACTGGTTCCGTTGCTTCCTCCATCTATGCAGTTCGTTATGGAACTGGATATACGCAGGGATGGCAGAGTGGACCATTCAAGCCAACCTACCTTGGTCTTTCCAAGGAAAATGGCATTATGCACAACGTCGTATTCGACTGGGGTATTGGTTTGTGGATTCCACACACTCGTGCTGTTGGTCGCTTGTTCTGCCGAGTCGCATAATAGAAAGGAAGAAAAGAAATGGCACGTGATAAGAAGGCTTCCTTCAAATTTACAACAGTTGCAAGTTATGCTTCAGCAAAACTTAAGCAAGATGCTTCTACTGATAAGTTGGCAACAACTATCACTATGACAGGCTATGCTGGAACGACTCAGGTTTATGGTGCTTCGGATGTATTCTCTAGCCCTAACATGATTCTTGCTGCAGCAGCAGACTTTGCTTCTCAGGCAGATACCGCTGCAAGTGGTGCAGGTGTACTCCCTGGAATCAATGGACAAAATCAAGACCTGTTCGTAAAGGTTGTTTATACAACTGCTGGTACGCTTACCAATATTGGTACTGCTGTATTTAAGGTCGTTGGTTCTGATGCTAGTACGGTTGCTACTGCTGGAAACCTCAGTAGTAGTCCTGCTGACATTTCTCCAGCTGTAGTTGTGAATAAGACTGCGGGAACATATGTTACATATATTCCTGTTATGTCTGCAAAGCCATACTGGCAGTTGCAGTTCACAACTCTTACGTCGGCTACGACCACTGACACTGGAACTATTGCTGTTGCAATGGCTGCACTCGTCAATGGACGTGACGGCTCAGTTAGCCTCTAATTAGACTAAGGTAACGAGATGACACTAGGTGAAATCAAACAAAAGGTCAGGATGATAGGCTTGCACCACTTTGGTAGCAAGCAAGACCTTGACCCATTTGGACTTGAATACCTAGTGTTGGAATCTGCCAATCAGATAGCCCGTAAAACAGACTGTTTGTTTGGCAGACGTTACCTAGACTTAGAGGATGGTGTAGACGAATACTGTTCCCCTGATATGTATCGTATTAGGGGAGTATTCAAGTGGGAAGACAACGAGTACCGACGGCTACGGTTATTAGACTTTGCTGACAGGCAAGTAGACCGCTACAGGACTCAAGGTGACGCTGTTATTGACGCTTGCATACTTTATGCAACGAATAGACTCAGGTTCCTCCCTACGCCAATCTCTAGTGTTACAAACGGCGTGATGATTGAAGGTTACTGTCAACCTGGAATGATATGGCAGTACGATACGAACGGTAATGCAGTACCTCTAGCAGATGACCAAGAGTGTCCATTACCAGATTCAGCACACGACTGTCTTGTTTATGGTGTCCTTTACGCTCGTGCTATGCAGATGAAGGATAATCAAGTACTTGCTATATACAAGGCAGAATACTTAGATAGACTTGGTATGGTTGAATCCAACTCTGCTATCTATGGTCGAAGGACAGTTTAATGGCAACTCTGACTACACTTACATCAGAGGTTATTCGCCTCTTGAACGAAGCAACTGATTCCTCAGTAGGTGAAGTTGGCAACGGTTCAGGCACTGTCTCTACAACGACTAGTCAAACGATTGAGGCTTATCTAAACGAAGCCATTAAAGAAACGTGTAGGACTTGTATATACGTTCCAGCAAAAGGAACAGTTACTCAGTCCAATCCTATTATCAACCTGTCTAGCATTAGCCTAGACTCAGCCTACGTACCTACTGACGCTTCAACGGTGAATGACGCTAGTAGTATGTGGTTTCCTCTTACTGTCCAATCTGGGCTTACAAACCTAGTCCACTGTAGTGAACCTACCCTAAGGGCATATGACCCCACGTTCGAGACTACAGCAGCTGGTACGCCTAAGTATTGGTATCGCTCTGGTGATTACCAGATAAGGATTTATCCTGCTCCATCAGCATCTACTACGTTTACTGTTTATGGTTGTGGCACGTTAGGTGATATTGGTGCTACGTCTGTTACGGTTATTCCTGATGACTTGCAGTTAAAGATGTGGGCTAGTTACGCTGCCTACAAGTTGGCATTGAAGAATACGGATGACCCATCTGTTGCTCAACGTGCCTTCTGGGGAAATTGGTACAACGAGACTCGTATGAGGTTGTGGTCTCAACTTGATACATTCTTGCGTATGCCGGGTTCTCCATTTGCAATCCCTCCCGTAACAGGTGGTTCTGATGGAAATTAAGGATATTGGTATAGTCTTACTGACTGTATTTCTAGGTGCTGTTTCATCCTTCTTGGGTGCATCATTTACGTTTGTTCGTAAGGTAGACAAGCTTGAGATTATGCTCGCTAACCTTACTACTCAGAGTGAGACGCAGTATAAAGACCTTAAGGGCAGTATTCAGGATATGCGGGTAGAGATTGTACGATTGGATAAAGAACTCCAGAGTGTCAAGGAACGACTGAGAGTCCTGGAAGAGAAGACTAAAACAGTACGATGAGCATAGCGTGGGTTCGTTTGGTATGGATTGCACTTGGTGCTTTTATGGCTAGTGCTGGTCCCGCTTTCAATATGGAGTGGGAAGCAAGGCACATACCAGACACCGCCACATTTGGTTATGTTATGAAGGTACTTACGCTTTGTGGAGTTGAAGGAGTACGTGCAGGGATACCTGCACTGATTACAGCGGTAATCGCTTTCTTTGTGCGTCAGGATTCTGATGCTAAAGCGTTTCAGTTAGTCTCTCAAAGGGATGTTGTGTTACAACAGATACGAGAGAACACACCTAGTGATATGGTTATCAAGAGAGCATCTAAGGAGGAAATGTTATGAGTTGGCTAAGTAAGTTTCTAAAGAAGAACGCTAACGTGCCTGAGGTAAAGATTCCTTTTGGTGAGATGCTGTTGGTTAATCAGGTCATTGAGCATATCGGCTTCCTGTCTACGTCCGACCTTGAAAAGGTACGTAATGTGGTCATGCTTGCTATTGATGCAAGGAAGGTGAAGAAGTGATGGCACTGTACGGAAGCAAGGCTGTAGCGGCTGGTGTCTCCGCTGCGGTGAGCAGTGTGCTGGCGTTCTTGACGATGCCTTTTAAGGGGACAGATATGAACGCTTTGAAGGTGGGCAAATGAATCTGCAGAACTTCCGGATTGAAAAGGAACCTGCACCGTCAACCGACTGGCGTGTATTTGGTGACATCGAGGACGATGCCGGTAATATCCTCGGCACGTTCGGTGTTGATGGTACTTCAGTCAATCAATGGTGGGTGACGCAGGATGAGCAGTTTCAGGCTGGTATCGTCAATCAATTTGCGGTGATTATGGCTCAACAGATTATCAGTGGGGATGCCGAATAATGGCTACATACTACGTCAGGGACGATGGCAATGATGCAAATACTGGGCTAGGGTCTACCACTGCTCTTGCTTGGAGGACTGTACAAAAAGCATTGGGAGCCACTGGCATAAGCTCAGGAGATACGGTTTACATCGCTCCGGGCGTGTACCGAGAAAATGTCACGATTGCAGGTACATACACTGCTGCTACATACATAATCGGTGACCCAACAGCCGCACAGTTTGCTGGCGTGTCACAGGGTCTTGTGCGTCTTACAAACTACCTAACGCTAGATACAGTTGCGGGTTCTGGGACTATTATTTCCAGTGGTAATAAAAATTATTTAAATTTTAGTTACCTATATTTTGATGGCTCGGCAACGATGTTGTCCCTAGGTTCCAGTGTTGAGTGTGTTATAGAAAATTGTGCTTTTGTAGGCTCTAGTCTTACAGCATCCGTTGGCATTACTGGTAGCGTTACAACTGGTGTAACGACTAACAATGTCATAAGAAAATGTATGTTCTCAACTGGTTCATATGGAATCAATTACACTTGTGGTGTCAATCACTCTTCCGATTGGAGTGCTGGCATATCTGTACAAAGTTGTGCGTTTATTGGTTGTTCTTCAGTAACTGCAAGCAGTGCCGCAGTTCGCTTTGTAAAAGGAGCTGGAGGACTAAACACCAATTTAGCTGGAGGCATTACTGTAGTCAACTGCTATATACAATCGTCTGTCATAGGTGTATATTTTGAAAGCATAAGCAACACCACATATCCAACAAACGTTAGAAACTGTTTGATCGCAAACTGTGGAACTGCTATCGTTGGTCGTACAACGACAGTAAATTTACAGGATTACAATCGAATCATAGGGTGTACAACTACACTAACAAACGTAGCAACTGGAGCCAATACAGTAACCGTCGGGCCTGTTATGCTTGACATAGGAATTTCCCAACTCTTTGGACTATTGGCAAAACAAACGTGGTTTAGCGCACTTCCTGGAAGCCTAAATATTGGATTTGGTGACCCGACTGGAGCATTGACTACAGACTTATTTGGAGCTACTTGGTTTAACGGTGGAAGTGACCCAGATGCTGGAGCTTTGACATCTATCCAGTTGAGTAATACAAGTTACTACCAACCAACCGAGCGCAACGCATCGACCATCACAATCGCTCCAGGAAGCACATCACAGTCCATCGAACTCTACCTTGGTGCTACTGGTCTTACAGCCTCCACAAGTGGCCTCTCAGCCCGATACAACCGCACACGCACTGCATCTGTAAGCATCCCTCTAGTAGCCCGTACCATCGCTCAGGCGTGGACATCTGGTGGCTTTGCCGAGGTTGACGCAACCAATATGCCGGGGGTCTACAGATTGGACATCCCTGATGCTGCTTTGGCTGCTGGTGCTGACGATGTCACGGTTGTTGTCAGAGGTGCAAGCGGTACTAACGGTGCGGTAATGACGGTCAAACTGAGCAGTGGTGGCTTGACGGCAGCGCAGACTGCCTCGGCGGTCTGGGATGAGGCAGTTGCATCACACGTTACACCCGGGACATTTGGTTTAGTAACCCTTGAAACTAATCAAACTACTTACAATAATTCACAAGACCTTTTATACGTACCGGGGCTAGTATGGGATGAGGCAAAGTCTACTCACAATATCGCTGGTACATTTGGTGAGCGTCTACAGCCTAATGTTCTTGCGGATGATTTACTCGCTAGAGATATAGGTAGTGGTTCAAGTGCAGGGTCTATCAACGAGCGTACAGTACGTAGTGCTTTGCGAGGCTTACGTAATAAGACAACAGTCATCAATAATGAGATGACTGTATACAAAGAAGATGATGCAAGTACTGCGTGGTCTGCTACAGTAAGTAGTAGTGATAGCAGTAAGACGATTACTGGCGTTGACCCAGCGTAGAGGTATTAGATGAATCTTCAGAACTGTAAGATGGAAACACGCCTTGGTAAAGTTGAAAGCCGGGTGTCTAACATTGAAGGGCGTATGAACACAAGATGAACCTGCAAAACTTCCGCATTGAAAAAGAACCTGCACCTTCTACTGACTGGCGTGTCTTTGGTGACATCGAGGATGACAACGGTACTCTGTTAGGTACATTCGGTGTTGATGGTACGAGCGTAAATGTCTGGTGGGTCACTCAGGATGAGCAGTTTCAATATGGGATTGTGCAACAGTTCGCTGTGATGATGGCTCAAGAGATTATTCAAGGGACGGCTGAGTAATGGCAACATATTACGTCAGGACTGATGGTAGTGATGTAAACGCTGGTACAGGGCCTGCAACAAATCAAGCGTGGCAAACTGTAGGAAAGGCACTCGGAGCAGCTGGTATTGGTGTCGGTGACACTTTGTATATTGCTCCCGGTGTTTATCGTGAGTCGGTCACAGCGGCATTTACAAACCCAACATCAGAAGGACAGCGAATCACGATATCTGGTGACCCAACCGCTTCACAGTTTAGCGGTGTAACTGCTGGGCCAGTCATTATAACAAGTTATACAAGCAATACTAGTTCAACTTTAAGTCGTGCGCTAACAATAGGAAAATCGTATATCACGATTCAGAATTTGCACATAACAGGGTATGCAACTGGTGGCTCTGGCATATATGGCGGCGTTTTTGTGGTGGGAGGTACATCTATCATTGTCACATCGTGTGGGTTCTATACGCCCGCTAACAATGTTGACATGAACACTGCGTTTTCTTTTGACCCAATACAGAGCACTGCTGGATTTACAGTTTCAAAATGTATATTTTTCGGACCTGTGCGTTTTGGTGTATCTGGTACAACCGCGGCGTGGGATTCTCAGACAACATTTACAGATTGCATTTTTATAAATCCATCTGCATACACACCTACTTCTTGTTTGCTTTTGTATAGCCCAGCAGGAGCGCATCTTGGTGGTGCGACAATACAAAACTGTAGGTTTATAGGTAATACTGGTGTTGCTCCGTATCCCGGAAACAATATGTCCACGACATATCCGATTGTAGTTCGCAACTGCATCTTTGAAACATCAACCGGAATCACATCAACTACAAACAATGGTCAAATAGTTGAGTCGTACAATATTTTTAATTGTGGCACAGCTCGAACAAATGTCGGCACTGGAACAGGCTCTTTAAGTCGTGCGTTCATATCGCCGGACTACAATCTAAGCCGAATCACAGGATGGGGAAACTTCCCGTTCTGGGCTAACCATTCAAGCAGTGCATCGCAGAACGCCGGCACATCAACGGGCGCACCTGCCGCTGATATCTATGGTGTAACGTGGCTTGCGCCATCTACTCCAACAATGGGTGCGATTGAGTACTTTGATTATTCAGACACTGGTCGTTACATCCCAACCGAACGCAACGCATCCACAATCACAATCGCTCCCGGCTCCACATCCCAGAGCATCGAACTGTACCTCGGTGTTACAGGCCTAACAGCCTCCACATCTGGCTTATCCGCCTATTACAACCGTACACGTACCGCAGACGTACAGATACCTCTCGTTGCTCGTGTGATTGATGGGTCAAATCCTTCTGGAGTATGGACATCAGGTGGATTCGCTGAAGTCAACGCTAGTACGATGCCTGGCGTATATCGACTTGACCTACCAGATGCAGCAGTCGCAGCGGGTGCAGATGACGTAACAGTCGTTGTCAGAGGTGCGTCAGGTACTAATGGTGCAGTATTGACTATCAAACTCAGTTCTGGTGGTCTAACCGCTGCGCAAACAGCACAAGCTGTTCTTGATGCAGTCGCATCAACACACAACAATATTGGTTCCATAGGTGCGTTCATACAAGACAAGTCAGGTTATTCACTCTCTACATCCCAGACGTTCAATACAACGGGTTCTGTAGGAAGTGTTACTGGCAATGTGACAGGTAACGTAACAGGAACCGTAGGTGGTGTAGTTGGCAACGTAGTTGGTAACCTTACTGGTTCTGTAGGTACTGTTGCTACACCTGACAACATTATCGATGGCGTGTGGGATGAACAGCGTGTTGGTCATACTGCAAGTGGCTCGTTTGGTGAGAAGCTTCAGACGAATGCTATGGCTGATGAGATGCTTGCACGAGACCTTGGTAGTGGCTTGAATGCTGGTACTGCTGAGGAGCGTACTGTACGTTCAGCGTTACGTGCTTTGCGTAACAAGGTGAATGTCGGTAGTTCTCAGATGGTTGTAAAGAAGGAAGATGATACGACTGACGCTTGGACTGCATCGGTTACAACGACTGCGGTATCATCCAACGTAAGTGGTATAGACCCGAATTAAGGAATAAGAGATGCCTACAACAACTGCTATGACGAACACTCTTGAGAGTGCGTTGATTAATCTTATATTGAATGGAACTTCGTATACTGCTGGTCAGGTTACTTATGTTGGCATTCTAAGTGCTGCTGGTAGTGACTCAGCACAAACTGAAATGAGTGGTAGTTCCCGTCAGGCGATTGCTTTTGGGAGTTCGACCAGTGGTAGTGCAGTTACTAATACAGGGGCTATTACATTCACTAACTCAGGTTGGGGTTCTACTTCTGTTTATGGTGTGGGTTTTTATACTGCTGCTTCATCTGGCACTTGTCTGCTATACGGTAATTTTGATAGTGTTGTCACTGTAACTTCAGGTCAGTCCCTACAGTTCAACATTGCTGGAATTACTATATCTATGGATTAATAGATGCCTACAGAAGAAGAGGGTGGTGGACTACCTCCTGCACCAGTACCTGCCCCAGAAGTTATAACTGACTTTGGTCAAGGTGGTGGCGGTGATGCAGTCATTACGATTGAGCCTCCAATCATTGTCCCTCCTTCTGGTTTTAGTCTTTCTGGTCAAGCCACTGTAACGTTACCTGTCTTTGCAACGATATCTTTATCGGGACGTGCAACGACTAGTGTTACACCTACTCAGATACGTTCAGTATCTCTTAGTGGTTTTGCAACCACAAGTGAACAACCTAGGGCTGTTCAATCACCTACTCTAAATGGTAGGGCTACTGTAGATGCTCTACCTGTAATCAACTTTGCGTTAGCCTTAAATGGTACGGCTACGGTTGATACTAACCCTATTGTTGGTGGTGTAGTTGAAGCAAGTATTACTCTTTCAGGGAGTGCATCTGTTGACCTAGAGGTAGGTTATACAGTTTGTGAGTGTCCTGACTACCTATTCGACCCTGTAGATGATTTACCTGCTGGCTCATTCCGTAGTGGTGTATTTATCCCTTGTCTAAGGCTTGCTGCTGGTAGCGTGTTTGTACCTGCTACAACTGAGCAGACGTGGATACGTCGTAACGACAACGGATGCCATACATATGGCGCAGTAGGCTTTGCATTCCCTCTGGGTCCACTAATGTTGCGGTATGCAAATGCAACTACTACTATCAAGTACGTGCCAACAATATCAAATAGTTGGAAACGTAGAGGGTGTGACTAATGGCAGATACAACACGTATGGTTACTGATTCAGCGTTACCTTTCGTTGTTGGCGATAAGGTCTGGCGTGGTATTGACACCTATAATGACGCTAACAAGCTTGATACAGGGTACGCAGAGACAATCAACAACCTTCAACTTGATGGTGGTTCTCTTGTTCTAAGGAATGGATGGCAGGGTTTACTTCAACCAACTGAGTTGAATGCTTCTGCTAGTGACGCTAATGGCGTTTACGAGATGGTCCCTATCAAAGGTGCATCTGGTGTAACTAGTAACTTTGTATATACATCAGCTGGTGATGTACGCCTATTCAATACGACTACTAATACGTATACCAACCTTACAACTGACAGTGCGTTTGACACGTTGTATAGCCCTAATGTCAGGATGGTTGCTTACGGTAAGTATGTGTATGGTGTTCCAGGGCTAAAGTCTGATGGGACTGAATCACCTATTGGTTTATTTAGAACTGATGGTTCAACCATTCAGATTGTTCCTACTATCGCTGGATTCCCTAATCTAAAGCCTTCAGCAAGAGCGTATGCGTTTGCTGAGTACACCGTACCTAGTACGAATAAACATACATTCATAGATTCTGCTGTTGGTCCTATCCTTAGAACAGGTGGGATTACAACACTTATTTCTGACTGGAACTTTACTGCTGGTAGTACAGGCTCTATGCCTACTAGTGGTGCTGCTTGGCTCAAGTATTCAGGTGACCCAGTACGTAAGGCTATTCCATATACTGTTGATGCTGGCAACTTTCCATCTGGTGTAACTGCTCAAATTGTGTCACCACTCGGTCAGGGTGCTACCCGTATGATTGAGATTGCTGGTACGGATGATGGTATCTATCAGAACATTCCGTATACCAGTACACCTGTTACCTTCACTAATGGTAGTGCCAATATAGGTGGTACGTTTGTCCCTGTACCTGTTGCTGGTACACCTGTTGAGTTTACTACTGCTGGGACACTACCAACTAACTTTGCTATCAATACAACCTACTTTGTTGTAGGTACTCCATCATCATCTACGATTACGGTATCGAGTACTGTTGGTGGTACGGCTATATCTGCTGGTAGTGCTGGTAGTGGTACTCATGCATTGCAGTACATCAACGTACCAGATGAGCAAGTTAACTTCACGAACCAGAATGATAGTTCTAGTGCCATTAGTTGTTCTGTAGCATCTAGCACTACTGTTACGAGTTCAGCACACAACCTAAAGGTTGGTCAAAAGATTATTTTTGCAGGGTCATTAGGTATCCCTGCTAACACTCCTGCGTGGGTGTTGACTGTACCTAGTGTGAATACATTTACTGTATCTATTGTTAGCCAGGGTGGTGCTGCTTATACCTTTACTGATACAGGAATCAATAGTTACTTCACCATTCAAGGTGTTGGTATGTATCTTGTTAGCCTATGGGCTATGAACGTAGATACTCAGAATAGTGTTACTGGTCAAAGTATCAAGGTGTCCCTGCAAGCCTATAAGGATGGTGTTGCTATTCAGGGTGCGTATGCATCTGCTATTGTTGCGCCACCTATTGCACGTTCAGGTACTGACTGGATAAAGGCTAACCTGTTATGTGACTTCCGTCCATTCAGAGACCAGATTACTTCGTTCCAAATTCTCATTCAGAACATCAACGCTAAGGACGGTAGCCAGAAGGGTATCTACGTAACCAACGTAAACCTACACGCTGTTAGCCCTAGGTTGAATAGTGATAGTACTGATGCTGCCGACCCTATTACAGGACTTGTAAAGGTCAAGGTGTACCAGAACAATACTAATGTAGCTGGTTATGCTGGTCTCCTTAAGGGGTGTGCTGCTAAGTTCTCATTTGCTACTGGTAAGGACTGGAGTAAGTACGACACTGTCAGTATGCGTATGCAGTTTCCTGAGAAGATACGTACATCTATTCCTAATCTAAGGATTGGACTCCAACAGGCTAACGCTGCTATCGAGTGGGGTGGTTACGGAACCCTAGATGAGAAGAACGGTTACATGACTTGGAGTGTGCGTGGATTTACTGATTCACGTATTAGTGCTGTCAGGCAGATGTACCTTAGAGTTGAAGATGACGTACAGGACTTGGTTGATGGCGAAGACTTCATGTACGTTGGAGATATTGTTGTCAACGGTAACCTATCTACTGGGATTAAGTATACGTATCGTTTTTCTCGTTGGTATCCTGAAGATGGTGCATCTGCTCCATATGTACCGGGTACTGGTACAGGTACTTCAACTGTTTACCTCAAGGGATTTGAGAGTGAACTCTCAGGAGTAAGTGAAGAGATTACGACTAGTGAGGCGTTGTCTGCTAACCAGATTCTATTGAATCCTGGAGGTGAGACTCTTACTGGTACTGGTTACACACACCTTATTATCTACCGTTCTAGTACTGCGTTTACTGATGGTTTGTATAGGTGTCTTGGTTCTATCAATCTTAGTGACAACACCATTAATGGTCCTAACCTGACGCTACTTAGTTCATCTGGTGGAATCACTTTGATTGATAACGTGGCTGAGTCTGCTACGTTTGATGATGGACCTAAGGGTTCTCAGGGTGACGTGTATGAGTCTGGTCAAGATAATTTTCCTGCAGGTGCAACGGCTATTGCTGTTCACCAGAATAGATTGTGGGTAAGTAAGAATAACTCTTTATGGGTATCTTGGCAGTTTGATTCAGACAACGAGTACACAATTAATACTACTCACGTCCCGCTTCCTACTGACCCTAAGATAGGAATCAAAGGTGCATCGTTTGATGTCTCCTCGAAAGATGACAAAGAGTTCATCGTGAATATGTTGTCGTACCACGGCGATATGATGTCACGTAACAACAGTACGACAGCTGTCCTTCTCGTCTTCCGAGAGAATACCGTCTATCCGGTAACAGGTTTTGACCCTAGTAACTATTCCATTCAGGCGTTCTTGCGTGAACCTGGTATTGGCTTGCTTGCACCTAGAGCGTTGGCTAATGTACTTGGTCAACCTTGGTACTTGAATGCTAAGGGTGTTGTCCAGTTCGCTGGTACTGAGGTTATCGCTAAGTCTATTGCCCTTGATGGCTTGTTGTCTATAACGCCTTATAGGGTTCAGGTTGGTAGCGATAATTTCATTACTGCTGACCAGTATTCCAAGTCCGCTATGGTGATGCACGATAAGAAGTGCTTCTTGTTTGCACCTAGAGCGTATAAGACTGATACGACTGACTACCGTAAGAACATACAGGCATATGTATGGGATACGAGATATGCAGGATGGGTATCGTTTGATGCACCTGCGACCATAACGGATGGTCTATCTGTAGATACTACGAACGATAGTAGTATTCTATACGCTGGTGGAAGTGACGGTCAGATATACATACTGAACAAGTTCTATGACAGCTTGTATACGTATAAGCCTACTGGTGGTACTGGTACTACAACACTTACATTCTCAGGGACTACGAATACTACTGGTCTAGCGGTTAATGATGCAGTCATTATTACTAAGGCTGGTGGTGGACTTACTTTAAATGCAACTATGTATGTCAAAGCGGTTACTAATAATAGTGTTCAGTTGAGTACAGCGGTTGGTGGTCCTGCATATACGTTTGTAAGTACTGTTCCTAACTTCTGTAAGCAGGGTGCTATTGATTGGAATGTATTGACCAGAGCGTTTGGTCAAGCTTATTCAGATGGTGTTTCATACTACGCTAAGAACCGTCCTTCTCAGGTTGACTTACACGCAGTCGGTAAGGCGAGTGTAGGTTCTGAGGTTGATTGGTCTGTGGTGAATGAGCGAGGCATCCAGTCTACAGGTATGTATAAGATTACTGGAGATTCCTCTAGGGCTATACGTGGTCTGAGTCGTGATGTTGTTGGTGTTAACTTCCAGATAGGTTTATCTGGTACTGAGTTGGACTTCCCTTTTAGGTTGTATGCAGTACACCTGCATATGATTGAGAGTGGAATACAGAGGCATAGATAATGTCGATACCTACACCTGCACCTGTTACACCTCCGGGTGACCAAGGTGTGCCAGCGGTAACAATATTGCCTGGTGGTAGTGCGTTAGTGATTGAAGGAGACTTCAGTACATATAACGAACGTCCTAAGGCAGTTGCAGCTGAGATTACGATTACGACTACGACTGCATCAACGATTACTCTTGATAACGCTCCATATGTTTTGAGGTGTGACACTACTAGTAATAATGTAACTGTTACGTTCCCACCTGCTAACTCTTGTATAGGTCGTATTGTTTGGTTAGCCAAAGCGGACTCAGGAAGCAACGAAGTATTCTTTGTTGTACAGACTGGTGATACGTTATGGAAGCCATCACACTTTACTAGTTTGAAGAGTACGCATACCTGTTGTTCGTTTATTGCGTGTACTGATGGGACTAATCCTGGCTGGCAGGTGCTTAGTTTTTCGTAAGAGTATAATCGTGTTTATAGTAATCGTAAAAGTAATGGTGCAAGATAATGGCTCAACAATATAACCCATTTGCCTTCCTAGGAAGACTAGGGAAATTTAATCCAAATTCAGTCAAGAGTGTGAACGACTTTGGTTCAAGCGTAGGACTCAATCAGGCTAATACTGGTATGGGTTACTTGAACGCAGGTCAAAAGGCACTTAAGGGTGATATTGGTGGTGCAATTGCTTCAGGTGCTGACACGTATCTAGGTGCTGCCATTCCTGCTTATGGTGCATTGAAGACGTTTAATCAACTTACTGGCGGTGGTATCAACTTCAATCGGATGATGAATCCTAGAGGGACTGTATACAACGAGGCTGACCTTGCACGTAAGGCTATGATGACTGGTGAGATTGAGAGCCAGCGTAACCTTGCTAGTGAGCAGATTCGTGACGCTACAGAACGACGACAGGCTATTCGTCCTCAGCAAGAGAAGATTCAATCTGACATTCTAGATATGCTTACACAGGGTTTATCTAGTAGACAACTTGCTCCTATCTATGGTGCAGGTGAAGCCCGTAATAGGCAGATAGGTGCTGCGTCTCAGGCTGCTATGCAACAATCCCTTGCTGCTAGAGGCGTTGGTGGTGGTGTCCAAGCAGGTGTTGAACAGGCTAACCTAGCTGCTCAGAACGAGCGTTCTGCTGCACTCAATAACGCTATTACTCAACAGCAACTACAGCAACGTCCTGAGATGTTGAATATGGCTGCTAACTTACTTGCACAACGTGACGCACAAGCACTTAGTGAGATGCAGTACGGTCAAGGTCTAAATCTACAGGCTAGTCAGATGGCTAACCAGCAAGCACTTGCAGAACGTCAGTTACGTATGCAGGAAGATGCTGCTGCTCGTGCTAGACGGCAACAGGAGATGGAGAACGTAGGTCAGATAATGGCGTTACTTGCTCCTGAATACGACAGGATTAAGAAGAGAGGTAAGAAGACTACTAAACCATATGTGACTACTAACGCTCCATTTACTCCTGAAAATACGCCAGGTTATGGATTAGATGTAACTACAGAGCAATCACCTGTTGAATCCTATGATTTACCTATGCCTAGTGATTCTGCGCTTAGTGTGCAAGATGTACTTCGTGGCACGTTCGGTATGGCACAACCAGAAAGCCTTGGTGGTGGTCTAACGCAGGTGACTGACATCAGGACTATTGAGGCTATTAATAGAGACCCTGACAAACGAATAGAGCAAGACCTTGGTAATGGACTCGCTATGGTTGCATATCTTGACCCACGTACTGGTCGTTATATGAAGATGTACGCTAGGTCAAATCCAGAGTATGTTGGCGCACCAATATCTGGTGCTGCTGTTCTTCGTCAAGGTGAGACTGGTGTTCCATCTACACCTAATGCACCTATTGGCTTTGCTAAGTCGTTCTACGGGTAATAACTATGGCTATTAATCTTACAGGTCTACTACAGGGGTTCCAGCAGGGTAACCAGTTCGTTGAACAACAACGACAGGCTAGACGTGCTGACGAACAGTTCAAGCTTGCTGAACGCCGACAGCGAGGAAGTGAACTTGATGCCAAGTTTAAAGAGGCTCGTCGTGTCGCTGAACTCGATGCCCTTGATGATGAGAACACACTTAAGTCACTTCAAGTACCCGGTATGGATGAAGGTAGCCGTCAGGCTATTCTTGAGGCACGTAAGCGTAGGCGTTCTGAGAATGAGGCGTATCTAAAGACGTTCTCTATGGACCCTGAATCAGCACAAGAGTTGACTTCTAGGTTTGGTGACATCACTAAACTTATGCGTCCTTCTACCATTCAGTCTGGAATGCTACCTAAGCCTTCTATGGATATTGCCAACATCATCAAGATGGCAGAGGGTTATCGTAAGGAAGCAGAACTCACACCTGATGAGCAGACTAAAGGATTCCTAGTACAGCGTGGTCGTGATGCACTCTCTGCGTTAGGTGCTTCAGCGGATATCGTTGATAAGTTCCTTCCAGGCTATAAGGCTGTCGTTGGGAAGGGTCAAGAATCAGTTAGTCCTCTTGCGCCTGTAATGGAACCTGAGGCTTTACGTGCTAAGGGTCTTGGTGCAGGTAGTACGTTTGTAGACCCTCAGACTGGTCAGACTGTTCGTCTTACTGAACAGGATGGCAAGTTGATGAAGTCTTACGTCACTCCTCCTAAGGACATTATTGCTGAGTATATGCCTTCAGGTATGGAGGGCGTAAAACTCAAGAAGGCTCAGTCTGATATTGCTAGGACAGAGGCTGCTATCAAGGATATTGAATCTAAGATAAAGATGCGTCCTCAAGAGTTAGAGTTGAAAACTCAAGAAGCATTCTCAAAGATTAAAGACCGTAATCTTAGGGCGCAGATTGCAAGAGAAAGTCTTGGTATTAAACGTGCTGGACTTGCCCTACGAAGAGACCTTGCTGAACTTGCTCGTGATGATGCCAGGCGAAAGTTAGGTATTACCACCTCATTTAAGATGGCTGATTATATGCGTAAGGTGCAGAATACTGCTCAAGGTAGTCTTGCTGCAGCTGAAGCATCACTTCGTTCTGTAAATGAAAAACTTGCTGAAGCTACAACTAAAGGTGCGCCTGCTGAGGTTCGAACCCATAGAGCAGTGTCACAAGCACTTGAGGCTGAGGTTGCAAAGTTACGTGCAGCTGCATCTGGTCAGATTGACTACAATATGTTTAGGTCATCTATGGACAGTCTTGGTCTAGGTGATGTTGACGTAGATATGTCAGCCTTTGGTATGGGTGGCGGATATCAACAATCGTATGGTGGCGGTTACCCACAACAGTACGGTGGATATTACCCACAACAACAGCAATCACCTGTAGTTGTAATGCAAGGTGGCGCACCTGCACAATACCCGTATCCGTATCCGTATCCTGCTCCTGCTCCTAGCCCAGCACCTGCTGGTGGTGGTACAACGGCAGGTAGTGCTAGATTCATATTGAGTGATGGAAGTGTGCTTCCTGTTGGACCAGGTGGACTTCGTGTTGGTTCAAAACCGGGTCAGATTTCAAACAAGGCTAATGCACTAGCAGGAATGATGTCAGGTGGCAAAAAGTAATGGCTGAAAACCCAAAACAGAGATTTCGCAGAGTTCTTAATGACCTGTCCCAAGATGACAGAACATTCCTTGATAGTGGACTTCGACGAATCTATAGCGAGTCTCTGTCGTACGGTTTAAAGAACAACTTCCTTACAAAGGATGAGGTAGTCAAGTATCAGACTCTTGCTCAACAGAGAGATACAGCACTACGTAAAGTCAACGTACTTGACCCACAAGGTAACCCTATATCTAAGGAGACAACCGTTCCCGTTATGCGGAACGGTCAAGTTGTCCAAGAGAAGCGTGTAACACCTGTAACGCCATTTGACTTATTGCGTAAGACAGGTGGTCAGATGGAAGGTGGTTCAGTTGATGGACCACTCTTTACTGGTTACACATTAGATACTGGTGCGCCTATAGGTACTGCTCGTAAGAAGTTCCAAGAGGAAGTTATTCCTGCTGCACAGAAGGCTGCAACTGAACTTGAGAAGACTAAGGGTCAGACTAAGTTCTATCAGCCTGGTACTGCGGTTGGATTACTTGCTGGTGGTCTAGCATCTATCCCTGTTGGTATTGGTAAGGCTGTTACAGCACCTCTTGCTGCTGGTGTTAGTCGTGGTATCGGATTAGTTGACCCTGAGGCTTCACGTCAGTTTGATGAGAGTGTTGCAAGGGCTTACTACCCTGAGGCTACGGTTGATGTATCACAACCATTCAAGACTGGTGTTGATGTAGGACAGATTGCTGGTATCAAGGCTGCTGAGGCTATTCCTGCGTCTCTTGCTGCGCTTACCGCTGGTGGTGCTGCTGCTATTCCTGCAAGTATTGCAACTACTCCTGTTGGTGGTGCTGTCGTAGGTACTGGTGTAGGTCTTGCTGCTGCTGCTGCTACAAATCAAGCTCAGAACTTCCTTACTGAACTTGCCTTAGGTTCGTCTTATAAACCTGCTGCTGAAGGTTTAGGTTTTGATATCCAGCGTAGTCCACTCAGTGAGGCTCGTGCTAGGTTTACTCAAGAGCGTACTGAACTTGCACCTAGTGCAGCATTTGCTGGTGAGTTTGCGCCTAACCTTTTGATGGGTACTCCTACACTTCCAAAGGGATTCTTTGGTGGTGCTAAGGCAGGACTTGCTGCAACTCGATTAGGACAAGAAGGACGTGCTGCACTTACGGCTGCGTCTATGCCAGCGGCTGAAAGCCTTGCAGGTAAGTTCGCTGCAACACCTGTAATGCAAGCAGCCCGTAACGTAGGTCAACGCCTTGAACGTATTCCGGGTGTTGGTGCTACTGCTACATTTGGTCGTGGGTTTGCTCAGTCTGAACCGGGGCGTGAGTTCCTTAGCGATATTGCAGAGCGTGGTGTTGAAGGTTCTGCTGACCTCTACTTTGCACTCAAAGAGAATGCAGATAAGCCAGCTGACCAACGTGACCCTATGTGGATGATTCTTGGTAAGACTGCACTAGGTTCTATGTTTGAAGGACAGCATAGACTTGGTGCTAAGTTGAATGCACCTGGACAAGCGTTAGGTATGGCTGCAGTACGCAAACTTGATGAACGTATGGGTACGTTCACGCCAGAGGCGTATACAAGCCTTGCACCTCCAGTTGTACCATCGGCTACTGGAACAACCCCTACGGGGGCTACAGCGACTCCTAGAGTGCCTTCTCCGTTCACCTTTGGTAAGACTAGGGTTACAGGTGCATCTACTCCACTGCCGACACTTGATGAAGGTGTTGTACCTATTGGTGGAGGTATGGTTGCACGTATTGCACCTACTGGTGAAGCGACTGTTGAGTCAGCACCTCCAGTTGATTATGACCGTACTCCAGCGTCTAGTCCTTCTGTTGGTCGTAACGTACTTGACGCACTTGGTGGTGTTGCACCTAAGAGTAATCTGCTTAGTGTTGGGAATATTGGACGTGTTGGTACACGCTTTGGAACTGTTCAGTCTCAGGGTGGAGAGTCTCAGTTATTCCTTGGTCTTACGCATGACGGACTCGTTATGGTTAAGGCTACTGACAAGAAGACTGGTGAGTCTAGTATTGACCTTGTAAGTCCTGACCTTTTGATTGGTGATAACAAGCGTATTGCTCGTGAAGCATTCAAGGCTGGTAATCTCACACCTAGCGATAAGACTGGTTATCAGCGTAAGGATTATGATGTTGAGCTTAGTCGTACGGCTGATTACGAACCTACTAGTGAGGGTGAAGGTCCATCTTCTAAGGACTTTGATAAAGAGATTCGTGTATCCAAGAACCCTATCTTTGGTCGTGTAGTAAAGGCTATTGACGAGAACTTCTCAGTCATGCAGATTCCATCACCTGTTGGTGGCTTTGACATGATGGTTGTTCCTAACGATACTGTTACGGGACTGAAGCGTGGTCAACGTGCTGTTGCAGGTGAGGTTCTTGATACTACTTCTATGAACCTCGATATGTCTGCGTATCGTGTTGATAGAGGTAAGTATGACCCTATCTTCAAGGGTGATAGCAAACAGCGTATTACGGGTGCTACGCATCCTATTATGCTTACACCTGAGCAAGTCGCTGATGCTGCTGCACGTAAGACTAATCTTGGTAACTTCCGTAACCAGTTGAAGGCTGAAGGTCGTGCTGAGGGTGATGTAAATGCTCAGTACAACGCTGCTCGTGACAAGTCTTATGCTGACTTGCGTAAGGCTACTCCAAAGGCTGAAAACGATTATGCAGTTGGTAGCACGATTGACTTTACGGCAGCTGATGGTGAAGTATCTAAGGGTGTTGTCGTAGGCAATACAGCGTACGGTCCAACTGTAGTAGATGTTGCTAATCCTATGTCACCTGCGTTTACTGTTCAGGAACCACAGATTGTAAGTAGTAGTGCAGAGCCTACTGTAAAGCCTGAGCCAGAGAAGAAGACTACCACTAAACCTAAGGCTGAAAAGAAAGAACCTGCTAAGAAGGAGCCTGTAA